GTCTTGCGCGCGTGGGCGCAGGGAAAGCTATGGGCGGTAGGGGTTCGGGGGCTCGGCCTCGACCGACGCAGTTGAAGCAGCTCGCGGGCAATCCTGGGCACCGCAAGCTGAATGCGCACGAGCCTCAACTGGAACGCGCGATCCCCAAATGCCCGACGCAGCTCTCGGCGGAAGCGCGCCGGGAATGGAAGCGCATAACCGAGCAGCTCTATGCGGCAGGACTCATCGCGAACCTCGACCGCTCGGCCATTGCGATCTACTGTGAGGCCTGGGCGACCTGGGGCAAGGCGAAGGCGGAAGTGAGGAAGTATGGCCATGTCGCCTTCTCTTCGAACGGGACTTCGTATCAGCATCCGTCAGTGGGGGTCATGAACACCGCTGCAGAGATGATGCGAAAGATGTTGATCGAGTTCGGTTGCACGGCGGCGAGCCGATCGAAGGTCGTAAGCCTGCCCGGTGCCAAGGAGAAATCACTCGCAGATGAGCTCTTCGACGGCGTCACTGAAGCCAAGAAGCAAGAAGCCAAGAGGCGAGAGTGATCAGTATTACTTCGACGAGACGGCCGCGGACATCGCCTGTGCCTTCTTTGAGCGGCTTCTTCTGCACTCGAAAGGCGAATGGGCCGGCAAACCCTTCACCCTCCTGCCCTGGCAGCGCGACAACGTCATCCGCCCGCTCTTTGGGTGGAAGCGCCGGGACGGAACCCGCAAGTATCGGCGGGCCTACATCGAGGTCGCCAAGAAAAACGGGAAGTCGGAGTTGGGTTCGGGCATTGCTTTGTATTGCCTCCTCGCTGACGGGGAGGAAGCTGCCGAGGTTTACAGCGCGGCCTCCGATCGCGAGCAGGCGGCCATCGTTTTTGAGACGGCAAAGCATATGGTCGAGGATGCACCCGCTCTCTCCAAGCGTTGCGAGATCTACCGCCGAGCGATCACCGTTCCGAGCACCAGGAGTTATTACCGCGTGTTGAGCGCCGACGTTCCCTCCAAGCATGGCCCCAACGTGCATGCGCTCATCTTCGATGAGCTGCATACCCAGGCCAATCGCGACCTCTGGGACACGTTGACCGCGGGCACGGCCTCCCGCCGGCAGCCGCTCATCGTGGCGCTCACGACGGCGGGCTTCGATCGCAAGAGCATCTGCTGGGAGCAGCATGAGTACGCGCGCAAGGTGCTGGCCGGCATCATCGTGGATCCTGAGTTCCTGGCGGTGATCTGCGCCGCTGAGGCAAAGGACGACTGGCTGAACCCGAAGACATGGGCCAAGGCCAACCCAAGCCTGGGCGTGACGGTCTCGGAGGATTTCCTGCGGGGCGAGGCGGCCCGAGCAAGGGAAGTGCCCGCCTACCAGAACACATTCCGCCGCCTCCATCTCAGCCAGTGGGTCTCACAGATCACGCGCTGGATGCCGATGGATATCTGGGATCGCTGCAATGGCCCCGTGGATCCGCAGGCACTGCGTGGCCGGCCATGCTATGGCGGCCTTGACCTGGCCAGCTCGTCCGATCTTGCGGCGTTCCTCGTCGTCTTCCCGCCCACGGCGGAGGATCCGCTCTACAGCGCGATGGCGCGCTTCTGGATCCCCGAGGAGAACATGGAGCAGCGCGTGCGCTCGGCTGGTGTGCCTTACGACGCCTGGGTGCGCCAGGGATTCATCAAGGCGACCGAAGGCAACGTCATCGATTACGTCACGATCGGTGCAGACATACTCGAACTCTCGACGGCCTATGGCTTCCAAGAGGTTGCCTTCGACCGCTGGGGGGCGATCCAGATGAGCCAGCAGCTCACCGATGAGGGCTTCACGATGGTCGACTTCGGGCAGGGCTTCGTGTCGATGAGCCCGCCCACGAAGGAACTGCTGCGCTTGGTGCTCGACCGCAAGTTTGCCCACGGCGGCAACCCGGTCCTGCGATGGATGGCGGACAACGTGGCCGTCCGCACCGACCCGGCCGGCAACATCAAGCCCGATCGGCAGCGCTCGACGGAGAAGATCGACGGCATCGTCGCGCTCATCATGGCTCTCGACCGCGCCCTGCGGCACGGCCAGGGCGATCCCGGGTCTGTGTATGAGACACGGGGGCTGACGATCCTATGAAGATCCGGATCGATCCCTACGATGGGCTTTTCGTGATCGGCATGGCTGCCCTCGAGGTTGGGCTGTGGCTCAGGAGCCCCGCGCTGGCGTTCATTGTGGGCGGGGTCCTGCTCATGGTCCTGGCCGTCGTCATTCCTGCCATCGCTGGCAAGGCGCCGGGCAAGCCCGGGCCCCAGGCGAAGGAGTAACGCATGGGTCTCATCTCGCGCGCACTCGAGAAACGCGGCGTCGGCGACAACATCGACTGGCGTAAGGTACTGGCTGGCTTCGGCTGGGCCACCGCCACCGGACTCACCGTGTCGCCGCAGAAGGCGCTCGAGCTCACGGCCGTGTGGGCCTGCGTGCGCGTGATCAGCGAGACCGTCGGGGACCTTCCGCTTGTCTTCTATCGCCGGCTGCCCGGGGGCGGCAAGGAACGCGCCGTCGATCATCCCTACTACGGCCTGCTGCACGATTCGCCAAACCCCGAGCAGACGGCCCAGGACTTCCGCGAGACGCTCACGGCGCACGTGGCCACATGGGGCAATGGCTTCGCGGAGATGGAACTGAACAACGACGGCAGCGTGCGCTATTTCTGGCCTCTCCTGCCCAACATGATGGAGGTGCGACGGATCAACGGGCAGCTCGTCTACATCTACAGCCTGCCGGCGACGATGGGTGGCGGCCGCAAGGCGCTGTCGGCGGAACGCATTTTCCACCTGCATGGGCTCGGGTTCGATGGCACCGTTGGCTATTCGCCGATCAAGATGATGCGCCAGGCCATAGCGCTGGGGCTCGCCACCGAGGAGTATGGCGCCGCCTTCTTCGGCAATGGCTCCAACTTCAGCGTCGTGCTCAAACACCCGAGGACACTCTCGCCCGAGGCCTCCAAACGCATTGCCGACAGCTGGAGTTCTGCGCACGAGGGGCTGTCGAATGCGCACAGAGCCGCCATCATCGAAGAGGGGATGGAAGTCGAGAAGATCGGCATCCCGCCCGACGACGCGCAATTCCTGCAGACCCGGCAGTTCCAGATCGAGGAGATCTGCCGCATCTACCGCATGCCTCCGCACATGATCCAGCACCTGCTGCATGCGACCTATTCGAACATTGAGCACCAGGGCTTGGAGTTCGTCGGCCAGACGATCCGGCCTTGGCTGGTCCGATGGGAGCAAGGGCTCAAGCAGCGGATGCTGCTCGAGAAGGAACGCAAGCAGTACTTCTGTGAGCACCTGGTGGATGCTCTCCTGCGCGGGGATATCCAGACCCGGTACCAGGCTTATGGGGTTGGTCGGCAGAACGGCTGGCTCTCCGCCAACGATATCCGGTCGTTCGAGAACATGAACCCGATCGAGGGCGGCGACGTGTACATGACGCAGCTCAACCTGGCGCCGACGTCGGGGGGCGGCACGAAGCGCGACCTTCTCTCGGGCGGGCCCGCGGTGCCCCTGCTCACGCCTGGCGGGGATGTTGTCTCGGTGGATCGCCCCGCCCCCGTGGCTGCCGTGGATCGCAACCTTCTAGCCGAGGCCCACCGCTCGACCTTTGAAGATGTCTTCGCCCGCATTGTGAAGCGTGAGGCCCAGGATATTCGCCAGGCTGCACGCAAGTACTTGAAGGGCAATGGCCTCGACGAGATGGACGCTTGGCTCGAGACGTTCTATGCGGAGCACAAGGACTACGTCCTGCGCACGCTCAAGCCATCGGCACTTACCCTGGCAAGGCTGGCGCGCAATTCGGCCTTGGCGGATATCGAGGCTTTCGTGGACGAGTACACCGCCAACTTTGCCGCGAGCCATGCCGCTTTGAGCATTGGCGAATTGCGCCAGGCGATGCGGGCTGCGATTGAGGCGACCCAGGATCCGGCGCTAGCACTTGAGCGATGTCTTAGAGAGTGGGAAGAGGGTCGCGCCGTGCGGCTTGCTGCTGAGCAGAGCGCGTGCCTGGCCAATGAAGTCTGAAGGAGAGTGTGAGATGGATTCCATTATCGCCACCGAGACAGTCGCCGTCGCCTCCACCCCTCCGGAGGGGATCGTGATCCCTGAAGGCATCGAGCGGCGGTGCTTCGCCCTGCGCGAGATGCGCGTGGCTGCCGCTCCTGACGGCAAGCGCAAGCTGGAGGGCTATGCTGCGGTGTTCGATGTGCTCTCCGAGCCCATGTGGGGCTTCCGCGAGAAGATCGCCAAGGGCGCCTTCACCAAGACCATCGGCGAGGCGGACATCCGCGCGCTCTTCAATCATGACCCGAACTATGTCCTGGGCCGCAATGCCGCTGGCACCCTCAGCCTGGCCGAGGACGAGAACGGCCTGGCGATCGTCATCTTCCCGCCCGACAACCAATGGGCGCGGGATCTCCTGGTGACGATCGAACGCGGCGATGTGAACCAGATGAGTTTCTCCTTCAACGTGGTGCGCGAGGAATGGCTCAACCTGGAGGATGGCACCACGATCCGAACGATCAAAGAGGCGAAACTGTGGGACGTCTCGCCGGTGACCTACCCGGCCTACCCACAGACGTCGATCAATGCGCGCTCGGCCCTGGATCTGATCGGGGCTGCCATGCGCCACTTCAAACCCGGAGAGGTTGAGCCTGCCGCTCTTGTTCTCCTCCGGGATTTTCTCGGGAAGTCTAACGAACAGCCCCCCGCTGCGCCGACTCAGGCGAGTCACCCGGCGGGGAATGCCTCGGAGGACGAGGCGGGTGCCAGCGGAGCCGCGGCGCAGGTGCGCCTGGGGCTCTTACGCAAGCACCTGGAGCTGGTCGATCGTTCCTGATTCTCACATGCAACAGGAGGTTTCCAATGACTTACAACGTTCGCGAGGCAATGGCGAAGCGCGCCGAGAAGGTGGCGGCGGCACGCGCCCTGCTGGATGCGGCCAGCGCCGCGGTTCGTGATCTCACCGCGGAAGAGAAGACTGCATACGACAAGCTCGTCGGCGAGGCGGATTCGATCAATCACGACATCGAACGCCGCACCAAGTTGGTCGAGATGGAAGGCGTCACGGTCCGCACCACGGGCGAGAGCCCGCTCTTGGGCCTGTCGGGTGCCGAGATCCAGCGCTTCTCGGTCCTGCGCGCAGTCCGCGCGTTGGTCGAGCGGGATTGGAAGGGTGCGGAGTTCGAGAAGGAAGTCAGCGACGCGGCTGCCCAGCGCAGCGGCAAGAGCGCACGTGGCTTCTTCATCCCCTGGGATGTGATGGCCGAAGGCGCGGTGCGCGCCGTGGAAACCCGCACCCTGGCGATCGGCACGGCGGCCGACGGGGGCTATCTCAAGGCCACCGAGACGCTGTCGATGATCGAGATGCTGCGCTCGAAACTCGTTGTGCGCGCAGCGGGCGCCCGCACGCTCGGCGGCTTGGTGGGCGACATCGCCATCCCGCGCCAGAGCGCTGGGGGTACCGCCTACTGGGTGGCGGAACTGGCAACCTTGACGGCCTCGACGCCCACCCTCGAGCAGGTCCCGCTGGTCCCCAAGGAGCTCGGGGCATACACCGAGCTTTCGCGCAAGTTCGTGAAGCAGTCCTCGATCGACGCGGAGAACTTCGTCCGTGAGGACATCGCCTATGTGCTGGCCAAGGAGATCGACCGCGTTGCCCTGCATGGCACTGGGGCGAGCAATCAGCCCACGGGCGTGGCCGGCACATCGAGCATCGGCTCGGTGACGATCGGCACGGATGGCGGGGCGATCACCTACGCCAAGGTGATTGATCTGGAGACCGAGGTGACGCAGGACGACGCCGAAGGATCGGCGATGGCCTACATCACCAACTCGAAGGTCCGCGGCAAGCTGAAGCAGATCTTCACCAACGCCACCTATGGCGAGATCCCGCTCTGGACGGCGGATGGAATGCTAAATGGCTACCGTGCTCTGGTGAGCTCGGTGGTCTCGTCCTCGCTGACGAAGGCCTCGGGGGCGAGCCTCTCGGCGGTCTTCTTCGGCAACTGGGCCGACCTGATCATCGCGCAGTGGGGTGACATGGACGTGCTGGTCAACCCCTATGCCCTGGACACGGCCGGCGGAGTGCGCATCAGCGCGTTCATGGACGTGAACATCGGCGTCCGGCACCCGCAAGCGTTCGCGGCCTGTCTCGAGGTCTCCACGGCGTAAGCCGGGACCTCTGAGGTCGAACGTTCACCCGCCGGCCAGGATGGCCTGGCCGGCGGGCTCCCGAACAGAAGGAGCACGCGATGAAGATCAAGATCCTTCGCAACACGGTTGTCAACGGTGCGCCGGTCGAAATCGGCGCCGTGGTCGACGCCCCCAAGGCGGATGCTCAGCGCCTGGTGCTGATGGGCAAGGCGCTGGCGCTCGAGCCGGAGACCCAAGAGCCCGTCGCTGGCACTGAGACCGCCGAGGCGGGGCCCGCGGAGAACGCGGCGCTCGCGCCGGCCCGGCGTGGACGCAAAGCACGCGGGGCGGAGTAGGCATTAGGGAAGGCTGAGGCGCTGGAATGAATCTTTACGCCACGCTCACCGAGCTGAAGGCAGGCATGCCAGATGGCGTGCAGGCCGCCACGACAAAATATGACGCTCAGTTGCTGCGTTTGGCGAACCAAGGCAGCCGGCTGGCGGATGCCTACTGTGGGCGCTTCTTCTACCCGCGGCTGGGCACGCGCTATTTCCACGGAAATGGGCGCACGATCCTGCCGATCGACGATCTGCTCACGCTGACCTCGGTGGCCTACAGCACCGACGGCGGGGCGACTTACACCACCCTGGACATTGGCGTCGACGTGCATGCCACACATTGGGACGATCATAACGACGTCGGATCCTACACATCGCTCTTCCTTGACCCGAACGGAGATCTCTCAGCCTGGCCAGACGAAGACAAGGGGCGCCGCACGGTGAAAGTGGTGGGTGAGTGGGCTTTCGCCGAGGACCGCGCAACGGCTTGGGAATCGACGGGCATCACGCCAAGCCTGCAGTTGGGCACCGGCGGGGGCACGCTCTCGATCGCAACCGGCGCACTCGACACGCTCGATATCTGGAAGATGGCGGCAGCCATTCATGTGGGTCGGCTCTTGAAGATTGAGTCAGAAATCGTCGAGGTCGTAGCCACGACCGATGGGGGCACCGGCGCCGACACTGCGGCCGTTCTGCGTGGCCGCAATGGATCCGTAGATGCGGCCCACGGCACGGGCGCCGATATCTCGATCTGGCGGCCCCCGGCCAATGTGGTGCAGGCGGTCATCATCACCTCCAATCGCAGCATGGAGCGCGGCTTCCAGGGCTTTGGAGATAGCCGCGCCAACGCGGAGGTAGGCAGCATGTTCTACCTGCGCGCATTGGATCCGGAGGCGAAGGCGCTTCTCGATCCCTATCGCATCGTGCAGGTGGGCTAGATGATCATCGCATCGGTCGAGGCCGAACAACTCGCAGAGCAGCTCCGCCGGCTGGAAGGTTTCCCGCGCATCACGGAGAGGCATCTGCGCCCTGCGATGGACGACAGCCTGCCCATGATCCTGACTGCCTGGCGGGCAGTGATTCCCTTCCGGACCGGGGCCTATATCAGCGGCATCGTCGGCCGGGTGGAGTCGGTGACGGGCACTACGGCCACGGCCCTTGTTGAGACGAATGTTGGGGCCGAGGGCTTCCCTTACCCGGCGCGCCTCGAATATTCGGGCCGCTACCATTTTGCAAGCAGCTCAATGCCCACTCGCGGCAGGGTGAAGGCAGGCATCAAACAAGTCTTTCCGGCCGTCATCCAACGCTTCCTGCGCGCAGTGGATGACATTCTCGAGGATATGGCGGTCAACTGATGACGATCGATAGCTGGATGGCGGTGCTCGAAGCGAGAGTGGCAGAGGTGACTGGGCTTAAGAAGACCTTCGGCTACAAGTCCCTGCCTGCCACGTTCGATGGCTTCCCTTGCGCCGTGATCCTCTTCAAGCGCGGGAGCTTCGACTATAGCGTGGGCGGGCCGGCCCTGACGACCTACGAGGTGCAGATCGTTGTCTTTACCTCGGCCCAGATCCTGGGCGAGGCGCACAGCGTGGCGGCCGGTTTCATCGAGCCCATGCGCAACAAGATCGCCGCCAACATGAAATTGTCGGGCACGGTTTCGCTGATCGGCCCGAGCACGGAAGCCCCCAGCTTCGAGGGCCCCGGGCAAATTGCCTATGCGGACAAGTTGCACACTGGGGTGAGCTTCAACTACCGCGTGGAAGTGAACGAGACCGGATCGTACACGCCAGCGGCATGAGAACGGAGAGTGTGACATGGCAGGCAGTCTAAGCAACTATCTTGCGAACAAGGATCTCGACCATCTCTTCGGTGGCGGCGATTTCACCCGTCCGGCGACCGTCTACCTGGCAATCTACACCGCCACGCCGAACGATGCTGGGGGTGGCACGCCGGTGAGTGCGGCGGACTATGCACGCCTGGCGATCACCAATAACCCCACCAATTTCCCCGCCGCCAGTGGCCGGCACAAGACCAACGGCGTGGACCTGGTTTACCCCGAGGCGACCAACGCCTGGGGCCAGATCGTTGCCTGGGCGCTGTTCGATGCAGTGACGGCCGGCAACATTCTCGCCTGGGGCGCCTGCACACAGCAGCAGAACATCACCGTCGGCTCGGCCGCCAAGTTCAAGGCAGGCGATCTCGACATCGATGTGGTAGCCGGGAGCTAGGCCATGACACTCAATGGCGGCGACGCCTATATTGCGGCGGCCAAGCAAGAGATCGAGTGGTTCAAGAGCGGCTCACGCACGACGGTGGCTGCTGTGCCGTTCTCCCTCTTCGATATCGCTGGCGCACCGGGCGCGGGCACGCTGGCCCTGGCTAACACGGCGAATGGGATCGTGCCCGATGACAGCCTTGCTGGCTATCCGATGCTTCGCACGATCAACGGCGACGGCCGGCTGACGCGCATCGAATGGGGCTGGACCGTCGCGGGGCGATTGGCTCTCTTCGACCGTCTCTTCGGCGCGGGTGCCTACGGCTTCAATGCGGACGTGACGCTCGCGAGCCAGCCCGGATTCTCGGCGCGAGTTCCGGATTCGGATTATCGCAACCTGCAACTCTGGATCGAAGCGGTGACGGCGTTCACCGGCAGCCCATCCTTCGAGGTCAACTACCTGGATCAGGACGGGGTCGCGGGTGACACGGGTGTTGTGGCCTCAGGCGCGGCGCTCACCGTAGGCCGTCTCTTCCGCATGCCTCTGGCGGCCGGTGATTCGGGTATCCAGCGTGTCGACCGCGTTCGCTGCACAGTGGCGACGGCTGGCACGTTCAACGTCTGGATCATGCGCAAGCTGTGGCGCAAGCGCGTCAAGGTCGCCAATGATGGCGATACCGATGATCTCTTCCGGACGGGCGCCCCCAAAATGTACGACACGATGGCGCTCTTCCCATTTGTGCAACCGGATTCAACGGCTTCGGGCGTGCCGGAGTTGACGGTGGAGATTGCGGACGCATGAATCTGTGGCGCGGCTGCGCGGTATCCAGGGCGAGCCCGAATGATCTATATGGCCTGAACGCCATGCTCGGGGCCTCGGCTGCGGTCGCCGACGATTTCTTCGAGGTGTCGGTCGCTGGGCTTGAACTCATCGGGTTATGCGCGCCAGCGTTCGAGGCCTCGGCCAGTCTTTCTGCCACAAGGGCGCTCGTGGGAGTTTCGGCAATGTCCATCGCTGTCAGTGCATCTTTGAGCGCAATCAAAGCGCTGAAGGGCGAAGCGGCCCCCGGCTTCTCGGCTTCCGGCATCCTGTGCGCGATCAAGTCCCTGGCCGGGGCGAGCCAGGTTGCCATCTCGGGCACTGCAACTCTCTCGGCCATCCGCGCGTTAGCCGGGGCCACCGCGGCCCAGATCTCGGCCACGGGTGCACTCTCAGCCGTGCGATCGTTGGCGGGCAGCGCGCAGATCGTCATGACCTGCGTGGGCACGATCACCGTCGGCGAGCATGAGGTGGCCTACCTCTGCTTGGCAGGCGAGAGCCTGATGCTCATCTCGGCCAGTGGGATCCTCTCGCGCGAGGCGGCGCTCGCGGGTGCGACCATCGCGCAGCTCGTGGCGCAGGGCAAACTCTCGGCAGAGAAGATGCTAGCCGGCCAAGTGCAGATCGCGATCGACGCGACCGGGCTCATCGGTTTCCATGATCTGGCGGGCCAGCTCAGCACTGGCGAGGAGTTGCTCACGGCGATCGCAGTTGAGGAGGTCAGGACTGAGATTGCGTGCACGGAAGAATTGCTGACGGAGGTGATCTGTGCCTTATAAAGTCGGCCAGGTTATCACTCTCAAGGCCACCTTCAAGCGCAAGGGGCTTCTCGTTGATCCAACCTCGGTCACGATGAATGTTCTGCAGCCAGGCGGCCAATCGCACACATACACCTATGGCGAGACTGGCGAGATCATCAGAGTTTCCGAGGGTTGCTACGAATTCGACCTCGCGTTCACGTTGCGAGGCAAATGGGAATGGGGTTGGCGTTCCTACGGTACAGGGGCCGGCGCCGAGAGCGGCGCGTACGACGTCGCGTAAGAGGAGGCACTTATGGACAAGCGCTATCGGTTTGTTGGCGAAGGGGCGGGCGTGCCCGGGTTGCCGCATGAACTCTCGGAAAGCGAAGCCTGGCGGCTTGGGGTCGGCGGGCTTCTGGCCGATGCATTGGCCTCTGGCATCTACAAGGAAATCGGGGTTGAGCGGCCGAAAACGCCGCGTTCACTCACGGCCCTCAGAGCAGGGCCGCAGGCGGCCGAACCGGCCGGGGAGGAATAGGAAATGGGCGGGCGAGCGTTTGACAAGTTCCAGTTCGGGCAAGAGACGATCTCGACCCACGGCACAGCGGTCGCGGCCACGCGCATGCTCATGTGCGCGCCAATGTCCTTGAAGCCGGACCGCACGCCGAAGTTCTTTGATCGGCCGATGGGTCTTCGGGCAAAGAACTACGACTCGTTCATCGGGCAGTATCTGTATCAGGACACCCTCAAGTTCCCGGACAGTTACTACCAGATGCTGCCGCTCATCTTCAGTTGTGGGCTGAAGGGCGGCATCACGCCTAGCCAGCAGACGACGGGGGCGGGCGACTACCTATGGACCCATACGCCGTCGCTCAGTGGCGACAACACGCCCGATTCGATCACCCTCGAGCTGGGCGATGATCAGCAGGCCTATGAGGCCGAATACCTCATGTTCGACCGTATCAAGATCTCGGGCCAGGTCGCCCAGGGCATGGAGGTTTCGCCGGTCGATATCGAGGCGGGCTTCTTCGCCCGTCAGCAGACGAAGACGAGCTTCACGACGCTCAGCCTGCCGACGGTCGAACCCATCAACGCCAAGCTGGCGCGCTTCTACCTCGACACGGCCTGGGCTGGCGTGGGTGGAACTGAGAAGGTGGGCTTCCTGCGTGCTTTCGACATCGAGATCCTGACCGGCCTGCATCCGCAGTTCCACGGCGGGGCGAACAAGTACTTCGACGTCCACGGACAGGGCTACGTCGATGCGATGGCGAGCTTCACGTTCGAGAACGATGCGGTGGCGGATGCCATCCGGGATGCGGCCCTGGCGCAGAGCCTGGCGGTGGTGCAGGTGAAGATCGCAGGAGCCGCGATCGGGACGGGCGCAAGCCATAGCCTGACGATCGCCATCGGTGGCCGCTGGAAAGAGCCTGTTCCGATGGCTTCAGAGGATCGTGCCGCAAACCTGTTCACGGCCACACTGCAGGGCATGTACGACCCAACCGGCGCGAAGCTGCTGACCGTGGCTGTGTCGACGAATGTAAGCACGATCTGAACTAGCCCTCAAGGCACCGAGGGCGGGAGCTGAGCCATGAAGATCGAGATCCCGCGCATTGTGCGGCGGCTGGACCTCGGCGATTACGCCGGGGAAATGAAAGAGGCCCACATCTTCATGTGGGTCAATCCCCCGCGCGCCAAGCGCGCCGAGATCTACCTCATATCGAAGCGCATCGACTGGGTGGCGGAGGCTGCGCAACTTCTCTCCCCGACCGCTCCGCCACCTGTGGCGCCTCAGCCCGATATGGAGCCCAATCCATTCATTGGCCTCTCGAGGGAGGAACTTGAGGCCAAGGCGCTTGAAGTCCACGCACAACTCTGCGCCTGGTGGGCCGAGATGTGGTCCCAAGGCGAACCTGAACTGCGATGGACCGCAGAAGAGGTGGCTGAGTTCTTCGCCGGCGCTGCTGACACGGATCCCAAGCTGATCTCGTTCATCCGGAGCGGCTGTCTGCACCTGATGGCCGAACATGCAGAGAGAGCCCAAAAAAACTGAGTGACGCGCTTCTGGGACTGGCCCGGGGGCGCGCGATCCCGAATGAGATGCTCGAGAGACTGTGGGTGGCGCGGGAAATCAACAACGCCCACGGCTGGCCGGTGGTGAGCATTTGGGATGTGGATCAGATGGACGAGGCGACAATCGCCTTTTTCCGTGGAGTGAACCACGATCTGCCGGCAATGCTCGAGGCACAGCAAGCGATCGACAAAGACTTCGAGATATGGCGAGCCGAGCACAAGTACGGGAAGTACCCGCAGTGAGCCCCTGAGAGGGCGCAATGGCAAACAGCGTTCTGAAGATCCTCCTACAAGTTTCCGGCGACACCAAGGGCGCCAAAGACGTCACGCGCGAACTCGACGGCGTCCTGAAGTCGGTTACCGGCTTCGGCTTGGGCAGCCTTACGGCGGCCGGGCTTGCGGGCGGACTTGTCGCCGTCGTGAAGTCCTCGGTAGACGCCTACGCCGAGAGCGAGATGGCGCTCACGAAGCAGACTGCGGTCCTGCGCGCCACCGGCATGGCGGCTGGGCTTACGGGCAAAGAACTCGAGAGCATGGCCCGCGACATGAGCAGCATCACGGGCATCCCCGACGAGACGATCACGAATGCCCAGACTGTTCTGCTCACCTTCCGTGAGATCGGGAACGAGGTCTTCCCGGAGGCGATGCAAGCCGCCGCCGACATGTCGGTCGTGATGGGTGGAGATCTCCAGGGCGCCATTCTCATGGTGGGCAAGGCGCTGCAGGATCCGCTTACCGGCCTGACGGCTCTGCGCCGAGCTGGCGTCTCGTTCAACGAGACCCAGAAGCAGCAGATCGCGTCCCTGGTCAAGAGCAACGACCTCTTCGGCGCGCAGAAGATCATCCTGGGCGAGTTGAAGGGTGAATTTGGCGGCGTGGCCGAGGCCGCGGGCGACACAACGACCGGCAGCATCAATAAGCTCAACAATGCAGTCGACGACCTCAAGGAGGCGCTTGGGTCCGAGTTGGCCCCCGATCTTGTCAAAATAGCCGACGGCATGACGGCTTTCATCACGGTCACCGATGAGGAAGCCGCGGCGCAGGCCAGGCTGAACGCCAAGATCGAGGCGGGCAGCGACGTTCGCTGGCGGGCCTATCTCATGCAGAAGCTCCTTGCGGGTGGCGAGGGGCGTCTCAAAGATGATTTCGTGGCTGCCATTCCGCCCGCCCAGGAATATGCCGAAGCCATTGGGGGAATCGCGGTTGCCGCTGAGGATTACTTCAAGGCCCTGAAGTCCCTCGGCGGTGGGCAACTCGGCACAATTGACCTGCCCGCTCTGCCCGAGGCCAAGCTCTGGAACCTCACCAAGAAGGTGAAAGAACTGAAAGACATCACTGGGCCGACCGCTGGCGATCAGCATGCGCTGGCCCAGGCCATCGGCGACATGACGCTCAGCGCCCTCAACGCCAAGGATCCGCTCTTCAATCTCAAATTGGCCCTGGGGGATCTGAAATCCAAGCAGATTTACGTTGATGTCTTCCTGCGCACCTTTGGAGCGACGCTCACGCTTGCTGAGAGGCAGGAACTCGCCACGGGCGGCTGCTTCGTCCAGGGCTCGCCCATAGATGTGCCGGCTGGCAAAGTTCCGATTGAGAAGATGGTAGTCGGGGATAGAGTCGTTTGCTATGTTCCCCGAGTTGGGAGACGCACAATTGCGCGCGTGGAGAAGACATTCACGACGTTGCGCAATGATCTCGTAAGCGTGCGCACCGCACGCGGCGATATTGCTGGCGTGTCGCCGGAGCACCCGTTCCTGACAGAGGGGGGCGAACTTGTAGGCGCAGGATCGCTACTCCCCGGCATGTTTGTGGTCACCCGCTGGGGCCGGGCCGCGGTGCTCGAAGTGGCCCACGTTCCGGGGGAACACCGCGTCTACAACATCGAGATCGATCACCCCGATCATCTGTACTTTGTGGCCGGACATGTGGTGCATAACAAACGGATTGCTGGAGGCTCGCCCGACGTTCCGGTGGGTCTGCACGGCGTCGGTGAGGAGGGCGAAGAGGGGCTCTACGTTGACGAGAACGGGAAGGTTATGGTTATCTCTCATCCCAAATGGGAAATGATGAAGCGCATGGGGATCCGCCCACAGGGCGGGTTCAGGATGGGCGGAGAGGTCGAGGATGTGTACATTCCCGACACCCCATCCCAACCCTACCCGGGATGGAACCCGATGGATTGGACGCGCCCAGGGGCAGAGGCTGTCGGAGGTGGTGGCTCAGGATCGGCGGCAGCCCAGGCGGCGGCGAAATCGGCAGCCCAGACGGCGAATGCCACCCAGGCGCTCATAAATAATCAGATCTCAACAAACTCACGTCTTCCACAGGACATTGCCTTGGCCATCCGGGATGTGCTAGTCCAAAGCGGTGTCGGGATCAGGTATTAGGCGATGGAACCGGCGCAGGTTCAGCTTCTGGCTGAGTTCACTCCGGGTGTGTGGTCCGAGCTTTCGTCGGACCGCCTGCCGGAGGTGGAGATGGTTCTGAAGTATGGCAACCCGGCCACAGATCCTACGACATTCCTTGGCCAGACCGGAACGCTAGAGTTCGCCCTCGACAACTCGGAGGCCAACAGCGCAGGCCTCTTGGGCCTCTACTCCTTCGCCCACGCCAACCGAAGAAGCGGGTGGGACAAGGGTCTCCCGATCCGCCTTCTCATCTCCCACGGCACGAACAAGTACGGATCCAAGAAGTTCACTGGTGGGA